GTGATAGCCTATCCCTCGTGGACAGGTATGTTATTTCGTCAGAAGTGCTTGGTTCGGAATTGCACATGGAAGTCTCGGCGACGGGATTCACGCTCCTGTCGAAGATTCCACCCGATGTCTGGACGCTTTCTGGTCAACCCCGCCTCGATGGAGGACTCTGCCTTGATTCGGCGATGAGGCTCGGAGGGTGCTTGCCCAACCTGCTTCCACCCGAAAGGTGGGTCAAAGCCATGACCCTGCTTGGTTCCCCGGCTCCCATCCCGTGGTCCAAGGTGATGCCGACGGATGCATATAAAGGGTTCGTAAGGGGTCTCGTTAATTCGGTCGTCGGCAACGTCGACGTATTACCGAAACAATACGTACGTGACACGTGGACCCCGGGAGGGGCATTGCTTGGGGCGTTGCGTGCCACCAAGGTCGACATGGCGGCCTGGAAGGAGGCGATGGGTGAGTTGGGTGACAGAAGCAACGGTGCTTTGGAGACGTTCCGGCCTGGCAACGGTGGCTGGTGCCCTGTCGTCTCCTACGATCGTTTTGGTACACGTACGGGACGGCTGACGGTGGCGAGCGGACCCAACATCCTCACTTTGAAAAAAGAACACCGTCGCATCCTGCGTTCCAACTTTCCCGATGGATCCATCTGCTCGCTCGACTTTTCGGCGCTGGAGGCCCGCATCATCCTGATGGAGGCGGGCGTCGTCCCGCGGGATGGAGACGTTTACGGCCAGATTTCTAATGAATTGTTTGATGGAAAGGTGGCTCGTGACACCGTCAAGGTCGCCGTCATCAGCGAGCTTTATGGTGCTTCCAAATCATTGTTGGGTGCAAAGCTCGGTATGAAGGGGACGCAGCTCGATGGCTTTGTCGACAAGGTGCGGTCTTATTTCAAAACAAATCAATTAAGAAAACGTTTGGCCGATGAATTGGCCAAGACCGGAAAGATCCACAACCGTTTTGGTCGTCCGTTGGTCATCGATGACAGGGAATCTGATCATTTGTTGGTGAACACCTACGCCCAAAGCACCGGCGTCGACGTGGCGCTGCTTGGCTTCAAATCGACGCTGGATCGCCTGGGATCAGAAGGGATCCGCCCGTTGTTCGTCCTCCACGATGCTATCATCCTTGATGTTAGGGGAGATAGGCTTCACGATGTCGAGCACGTCGCGACGACCACCGTGCCGGGGTACGAGAATAATTTTCCGTTGAAGTTTGAAAGAATGTGATTGAACAACAGTACAACCACGAGGTATCATCATTCCATGACCTTAAGTCCTGAAGATATTGCTGCCAACTACGATAAGTACCGTTCTCTCGTCGAAAAGCTTGGTGATAGAGCCGAACCTGCTCTTCAATTGGTTGATGCCCTCGGCGAACGATTGGCGATGTGCCCCGCATCGGCCCGTAAGGAGTTTCATTCGGCATTTCCTGGAGGATTGGTTGATCACTCACTGCGAGTTCTCGGCAACGCCATGAAGCTCATCAAGGCATTTGGATACGATGTATCAAGAGAATCTTTGATCATCGGATGCCTTTTTCACGACCTGGGAAAGGTCGGAGATCACGAAAGCGACTACTATGTTCCACAGGATTCGGACTGGCACCGAGACAAGCTCGGTGAGATGTACAAGTACAATAAGGATCTACAGTACATGACGGTTCCACACCGAGGCGTCTGGCTGTGCCAGCACTTTGGCCTCAAGCTTTCACAGGACGAGTGGTTGGCCATCGTATTGAACGATGGGCAATATGCCGAGGAAAATGCAAAATACAAGATGAAGGAGCCACGATTGGTCGACATCGTACACATCGCTGGCGTGTTGTCGACAAAGCAGGAGAAAGAGTTGTACGGCGATACTTAATACGCATGAACGACAAAACGTTACGTGCTTTGATCAGGTCTTTGATCGCCGAGATTAGAGACAATCCTCGTGTGGGTGACCAGCTTCGAAAACCAGATGGTTCTCCGGAGTCAAGAAAAAAAGAAAAAGAGCATGAAGACGAGGTTGAAGAGGCAAGCGGGGCGGGAGCGATCGTCGGTCCGATGCTACCCTTAGGAATGAAAACACCAGGAAAAAAGAAGAAACCTGGTTGGAGATAGTCGTCAAAATTGCAACTTTATTGGGTAAGAAATCCTTGCCCATTTTTATTTAACGTGTCGGAATGATCCGACGCGGAAACGGAAAAAATTCTTTGACAACCATTTATGTGAACAGTTGGTCAGAGACAAGATAAACTAGCTAAGTCTAAGGCCGGTACCGGATGCCACACTGATGTGGAAGCCGTTATCGATCTCAGCGGAAAAGGAATAGGAAAATAAAATGGGAATCGATCTTGAAGCAATTCGTCGGCGTGTGGCAGAGCTCAGTGGTGTCAAGAAGACCAGTGCCGTCCAGATGTGGAAGCCAGGTCTTGGTGAGTATAAGGTACGATGTTTGCCGTGGAAGAATTCACCGGAAGGTCAACCCTTCGCCGAGCGGTGGTTCTACTACATCGGTGAGAACGCAGGTATCCTTACTCCAAAGCAGTTTGGCAAGCCAGATCCAATTGATGATCTTATCCGTAAGCTGTATAGCAGCGGTAAGCCGGACGATCGCAACTTGGCTAAGAAGCTGCAACCAAAGATGCGATGTTACTCTCCAGTCATCGTTCGCGGTGAAGAGGATAAGGGCGTTCAAGTATGGGCCTTTGGCAAAATCGTTTACCAGCGTATGCTTGGTTTTTTTCTCGACGAGGAGGTGGGTGACATCCTTGATCCAAACACAGGCTTTGATCTCAAGGTGACGATCAGCAAGGCGCAAGGAAAGCAGTTCAATGACACGATGGTGGATCCTGCACGGCGGCCTTCCAAGCTACATGAGGATTCCGCCACCACAAAGAAGTGGCTCGATGCAATCCCCAACATCGACGATATGTATCGCCTACGATCTCCGCAAGAAATTGAGACCGTCCTCAACAACTGGCTCAACGGCTCTCCTGCAGAGGAGGCACCGGTTGATACAAACCCAGGTACCACTCGCAACGTTGCACCCAGCGATGCTCTCGACGATTTGGTTGCCGAGGTCAAGGGAGTTGCACCTGTGCAGGAATCCTCTTCAGCAAAGAAGCCTAAGAAGGCAGATGAATCTGCCAAGAAGCAATCGCTGGATGATGCTTTTGCAGACCTGATGGGCGACTGACAAACAAACAGTTTTAGCAATAAAACGCCAGAGATTTATGTGTCTCTGGCGTTTGTACTTTAGCACAAAGAAATAGGATAATAGCAAAATGGCAAAGCGAGATAAAGCAGAAGAAGTCGAGACAACCAAGACCAAGACCGAAGTGGACATGATGATGTCCTCGTTAATCCGTGATATCAACAAGGAATTTGGGACAAGGATCGCCTACAACCTATCGGAAATGGACGCCCCAACCGTTGTGAAGCGTTGGATCGACACCGGTTCAATCCAATTGAATTATGCCATCCGTAACGCCATGGATGGTGGCTACCCGGAGGGCAGGATCATAGAAATTTCTGGCCTACCGTCTTCTGGTAAGTCGCACCTTGCCTACCACGCCGCAGCCATCACCCAACAGATGGGTGGATTGGTTGTTTATATTGATACTGAAAATGCGACGCCCGTTTCCAAGCTTGCGGACATGGGTATCGATGTTCGTAAGCGATTTGTTTATTGCGATTCGCACTGCACCGAGGAGGTGTTCTCAATCATCGAATCAACGATCACGAAAGCAAAGCAGATCATTGAGAAGAACGTACCGATCTTGGTGATTTGGGATTCTGTCGCGGCTACATCTCCCAAGGCTGAGCTCGATGGAGAGTATGAGCAAAATTCGATCGGCTTGCAGGCTCGAGCGATTTCAAAGGGAATGCGCAAGATCACTGGCGTCATTGGACAAAACAACGTTACTTTGCTTTGCATCAACCAGATTCGTGATGCCATCGGAGTGATGCATGGGGATCCGACAGTGACGCCTGGTGGCAAGGCAATTCCATTCCACTCATCCGTTAGGATTCGCCTTGGTAGTGGAAACCAAGTCAAGGATAAGAACGGAAATCCTATCGGTATCCACACGACGGTAACAATCAAGAAGAACAAGGTCGCGGCTCCATTTCGTAAGTGCGAGTTTGATATCATCTTTGGAAAGGGCATCGTCGAGGATGAGTACCTATTCGACGAGGTCCGCGGACACTGCAAGGCAAACGGACCGATCAAGCGCGATGGCCTTGAGATTAACGTTTCCGGCGAGGGAGCGTGGAAGGAGTTGTCTGTTCTATCTTCTAAGACTGGAGAAGTACTTTGTGAGAAGAAGTTCTACAAGTCGGAGTTCGGAGATATGTTGAGGGACGATAAGTACAAGGGATTCTTGCTCGCAGCGATCGACACGGCTTTGGTCTCCACAACCGGAGATGCAGTTGGGGAGGGAGAGAGCGAGTCATCGGATGAGTGATCGTCCGGTACTAATAGTCGACGGACAAAATCTTTTCATACGTTCCTGGGCAGCGTATCCTCAGGTATCCTCCCATGGATACCAAATGGGTGGTTGTATAGGGTTTTTGAAGACGTTGCGTCGGATTGTATCCGAAGTGCAACCGACGCACGTCTGCGTTGCCTGGGAAGGTGGAGGATCTCAACGTCGTCGTTCTATCTTCCCAGAGTACAAGCTTGGACGAAGACCAGAGAAGTTGAATCGCTTTTATGGTGATGACATTCCAGAGTCTGAAGAAAATCGTAAGCATCAGCTTATCGCTTTGCTTGAGATGTTGAAGTACATACCAGTATGTCAGGTGTATGCTTCGGACTGCGAAGGCGACGACATCGTTGCGTTTTTGTGTCGTGGTCCATTCCGTAATTCCAACAAGATCATTGTCTCGTCGGACAAGGACATGTACCAACTTCTCAATGAAACAACACGGATCTATTCTCTACATAAGAAACGTGTCTTAACGCACCACGATGTATTCGAAGAATACCGCATTACGCCAAACAATTTTGCAATGACAAAGGCTTTGTGTGGTGATCCAGGTGACAACGTCCCAGGCATCAAAGGCGTCGGTTTCAAAACCGTTGCAAAAAAACTACCATTCCTTGGAGGTGATGGAGACATTCTCATCGACGAGGTGATATCATACTGTCAATCCCATTCCGAAGAATCGACTTTCTACAGACGCATCGTTGAGAATCGAGATGTTTTGGAAAGGAATTGGCAGCTTGTCTACCTCGATGGCTCGATGCTTTCGGCCAATCAAATTTCCAAAATACAACATGCGGTAGATACATTTGTTCCTCGCACCAATAGGATAGCTCTCACAAAGGTCCTCGTCAAGGAAGGGATCGGCGATTTCAACGTTGAAGAATTCTTTTATTCTTTCATTTGTATCGATGGAATCGGCAACCCAACCGGAGAATAAAATGCTAGAAAACGATAAGACAAACGTTCATAAGCAGACTTTCGGCACATACGGAAAATCATTCCAAGAAAAGATCGGTCAAGCTCTGCTTTCCGATCCAAAATGGGCAGAGCAAATGATGGAAGTGTTTGACTCCTCGTACTTTGAGCTCAAGTACCTTCAGTTCCTTGCCGATCGTTACTTTGCTTATTCAAAGAAGTACAAGGTGTTTCCCACCCTACAACTTCTTGTCACAATTATCCGAGAGGACCTGAAGGTTGGTACCGACATCATCCTCCGTGATCAGATCATCGAATACCTTCAGCGGATGAAGGCCAACCCGGACCCAGGCGACCTCCAGTTCGTCAAGGAGAAGTCGCTGGAGTTTTGCCGTAAGCAAGCCTTGAAAAAGGCGCTCGAAGACGCTGTAGATCAAATGGCAGCAAACAAGTACGAATCAATTATCGAGTCGATCAAGCGAGCCGTTCAGGTCGGCACGGCGCCATCGGTCGGACACGACTTCTTCAACGAGATGGACGCCAGATTCACCCGTCTAAAGCGTGACACAATTCCGACGGGCATTCCCGAGCTGGATAAAAAGGAACTCCTCAATGGTGGTTCTGGCAAGGGAGAGCTGCTATGCGTAGTCGGAGGTAGCGGAAGCGGGAAAAGTCATTGGTTGACGATGATCGGAGCCAACGCATTGAAGATGGGAAAGAACGTTTTGCATTATACGTTCGAGCTTTCGGAAACGGCCGTTGGAATCCGATACGACTCCAACCTGTGCGACATGGATTCCAACGAGGTGATGGATCGCAAAGATGAAGTGAAGTCTAAGTATGAGTCGATGAACCTCGGACGACTGTTCATCAAGGAGTATCCGACCAACACAGCATCTATCTTTACCCTACGTTCACACATCGAACGCCTCGACCTCAAAGGCTTTAGGCCAGACATCATCATCATTGATTATGCCGACATCATGCGTTCTACGAGGCAATTTGATTCTCTGCGCCACGAGTTAAAGCTTGTGTATGAAGAGCTACGTGCTTTAGCAATGGAACTTCAGATACCAATCTGGACGGCTTCCCAATCCAACAAGGAGGGTGCCAACGCCGAGGTGATCGACATGACAAACATGTCGGAAGCATATGGTAAGGCCATGATCTGCGACTTCATCATATCGGTCTCACGTCGCTCGCACGAAAAGGCAAGCGGTTGGGGAAGGTTGTACGTCGCAAAGAACCGCGCTGGTCGCGATGGCTTGGTATTTCCAGCCAAAATCAATACAGCTCAAAGCAAATTTGAAATCACAGGCACGGCCGACGCCCCTGAGGTCGCAACAGCTTCGGATGAAGCAGAACAAAAGCGCGCGTTGCGGGCGAAGTGGCGTGAGCTCAAAAATGATTTCAATACAAAAAATTCAGATTCTTGATCAATACCAAGTTGCAACTTTTGAAATATAGTTAGAAGCCTACCAATACGACGGAGCAGAAATGAAAACCTACACGAGAGACGAAGCGTATCGAGCATCTTTGGAGTATTTCAATGGAGATGAACTTGCAGCGGATGTTTTTGTTGCCAAGTACGCCCTAAGAAATTCGGAAGGACAGCTTGTCGAACTTACACCGACAGACATGCATCTCAGACTCACCAAGGAGTTTGCTCGCATCGAAGCCAAGTATCCAAATCCGATGTCGGAGCAGGAAATCTTTTCTTTGCTTGCAGACGTCGACCACGTCGCAGAGCCAACCCGTCTTGGTATGGCGTTGGATGAACTGGCCACGCAATCTCGTGGCATTGGAGCAGTAGTTCCACAGGGATCTCCCATGTCGGCGATGGGCAATCCATTTAAGCTGCAATCGCTATCGAACTGTTTTGTCATAGCGTCTCCTCAGGATTCATACGGCGGCATTCTTTTTACCGATCAAGAGCAGGCTCAGATCATGAAGCGGCGTGGCGGAGTAGGTTTCGACATTTCAACGATTCGTCCAAGAGGAATGTTGACGGCAAACGCAGCAGGCACGACCGACGGTATCGGCGTCTTCATGGAGCGTTTTAGCAATACTTGTCGTGAAGTTGCTCAAGGTGGTCGGCGTGGCGCTTTGATGTTGACGATTTCCTGCAAGCATCCCGAGGTTGAGACATTCATCAACATCAAACGTGATCTCAAGAAGGTCACGGGCGCGAACATCTCGGTGCGCCTCACCGATGACTTTATGACGGCGGTGCAGGAGGATACCGAGTTTACTCTACGTTGGCCGGTTGAAAGTTCTGTTGAAGAAGCCAAGGTGACCAAGGTTGTCAAGGCCAGAGAGATCTGGAATCAGATAATTGATTCAGCATGGACTTCGGCGGAACCTGGTCTATTGTTCTGGGATACCGTCAAGAAGATGACTCCCACACAGGCCTACGAAAGCGTAGGTTACGGAAATGTTTCAACAAATCCCTGTGCAGAACTCATTTTGAGTCCATATGATTCATGTCGTCTTCTGCTGGTCAACCTTACGAAGTTTGTCAAGAACCAATACTCCGATGTTGCATCTTTTGATTTTGAGCGCTTTGCCAAGATTTCGGCCAAGGCACAAAAGTTGATGGATGACCTTGTCGACCTAGAGATTGAAGCTGTCGATGCAATCCTCAACAAGATTGAAAAAGATCCAGAGGCAGTTGATGTGAAGCAGGCTGAAGTCAATCTTTGGACCAAGATCAAAAAGGCGGCGAGCGGCGCGCGTCGGACAGGCCTAGGAATTACTGGGTTGGGAGATACCTTGGCGGCGATTGGTGTCACGTATGGTTCTCAATCTTCTGTTGAAAAGACTGAAGAGATCTACAAGAGCTTGGCCTTGTCGGCTTACCGTTCATCGGTAGAT